AACAACAAACACAAGCTCAATTACCCGGAGAAACTCCAGAAGCTAAAATTACTCCAGCTACACAAAGGACATAATTTATGGAAAGTTTAGATACAGCACAATTTCAAGCCCCTGTTCCGGGGATGTCTCTAACTTCTGAGCCAAGAAGTCGTCCTTGGGAAACCCCGGCAAAATACACTACACCAGAAGATGCCTTAACTTTTTATGTTAAAAGTTTAACAACCCCTAAACGCTCTGTAGAATTGCTTAATCTTCTAGAGTTGGGATATCCTGTCACAAATTTAATTGACATAATTGTGTTAGGTGGAGTTATGGAAGGAGTGCATAGCATTGATATCGGAATTTTACTTGCACCAGCCTTGTATGAGCTAATTACAGGAATGGCTGATGCTGTAGATATAGAATATAAAGACGGAATTAAAACTTTGCAAGTGGGCGCCTCTAAAACTCTTTTGGCGAAAGCAGCTAAAGAACCAAAAGCAGAGGAATTAGCAAGACAGATTGAAGAAGAAGATATTCAAAATTTTGCAGAAGCTGCCCAATCAGGACTAATGGCACGACCAGAGCAAGAAAGCATAGAGGAGCTAGAAGTATGAAATTGATATGGGGCGATTTTGCTAGGGGCGCACTTGGGCCGGGGTCTGGTTTAAGAAAAATGGTATCTGGAGGGGAAGCGCAAGCAGATTTTGCTGCAGGTGTAGAAACAGGAATAGCTGATTTTTATAAGTCAGGAAGAGAAGCTTGGGAAAAATCTAAGGAAGATGATAAGACATATAGAGCCAGAATAAAACTTTTAATGGCAAGTGGAGTTAAAAACAAAGAACTTGCTGTTGCATTAGCAGATCAGGATCAAGATTCTTTTGATAACTTAATGACAGGATTTAGAGACGCACAGAGAATAAGTAGAGATGCTCTTAATTTAAGAGACTATGTTGAAGCTGAAGGTATTCCAATGGAAGATGATCCTACTCGTAGTCCTTTTGGTCCTACAGAATTTCCTGAAGAAAGAGTTGTAGCAGATTTAACAGCAGAAACTATAGATGAAACAGTGGATAGACTTGTAGGAAAAGTTCAACCCGGAACATTGGATAGAGAACAAGAAAGTACTTTTAAATCTACAATAAGAGACAATCTTGCAAAAATGGGATTTGGTTCATCTGTTGATCTTTCTCGTAGGGAAGCACTAGAAGGTGCTATGAAAAGGCGTCCTCCCGGAGTATCAGAGGAAGATTGGCTTGGCTTTATTGAAGGCAAAGATAGGGAAAGAGGTGATCCTTCCACTGTTACATTTAGAGCTACACCATTTTCTCGTGAAGCTGAAATGGAATACAGCACACTTGAAAATCAACATGAAAAAAGTGTTTTAGAGCTTGAGACTTTGCGTAGAACAGCTAAAACTGATGAAGAATATGATCGAATGAGAGGTAAAAGCTTTAAGGATTTAGGGTTTACTTTATCAGAAGATATGACAAAGATGGCAAGCAGAGTTGGTATTGAGCTAACGGAGAACACGATCTTAAAAGATTTTCAAAATGAGTTTCGGTTAAAGTCACCAGTAATAGAATTGTTCATAAAAATGGACAAAGCAAGCCAAGCAGGAAAAACAAAATATTCGGACGCCGCTCATTTTAGAAATGTAGCGCAAGGAAGAAAAGAAATTTTACATTATTTTGCTGGCAAAGTTCTGGGAGGGTCTCATGACCCAACTACAGGGTTTAATACCTTCAAATCGCCCGATCAATATATAGGAATCGTAAAAGATGCAATAGAAAGTTATTCACAACTAAGAAGTGAATTAGTTTTTGATGCCCTTGTTAATCAAAATATGACCCAGCCGCAGGCTCACAAATACGCCATTGATAAATTAAAAGAAGAAAGAGTTTTAATGGCTCTGGGCTTAACAGGCATAATTTCTGCTGATAATAATGAAGTTCCATTTTTAGAGCAGATTAAGGAAGCTAAAGACCCAGTTAAGGTAGCAGAAAGCATAAGTATGAGGGAACTTGGTTTCAATAAAGACGGAACAAAAATGACAGAATCTGATGCAAATAGAATGAAAGGATTAGATTCGGTGTTAACACTTGATAGTACAAGAGAACTTAGCAGATATCTGTTTAAATTTGCAGAAGATATAGAGCGAGAAAGGCTTCAAGCTCAAGAAAATATGGACGAAGATAAAAAGACTGGTGCTGCCCCTGCCCCTGTCCCTGATGCTGATGCTGATGCTGATGCTGCTGCTGCTGCTGCTGCTGCTGATGCTGCTGGTGCTGCTGCTGAACAAGCTGCTTCATCTATCCCTACCGAAACAATAAATATTCCTTCTGGTCTTGATATAACAAGTTTGACTACAGCTTTAGCGAAAACAAGATTAGAAGGTAGGGAATCTATTACCTCTGTTTTAAAAAAAGCAGGGTTTGAGTTAGGGGACATAAATAAAATTTATAAAGAATTGCAAGGTATAGCTTCACCCAAAAACCCAACTCCTGCTGCAATAATAAAGCCTATATCGGAAGTACTTAAACGCTTAATTTCAGGTGCTCCTCCTTCTGCTGGTGATACCAATAAACCTACTGATGCTACCCCTAAACCCAGTAGTGAATTTCCTCTGGAGGTTTCTCCTACACGAGAAAGATTGCTTGACAGGAAAGAAAAACTAAGACTAATTAAATCAAAACTTATGCAAGCAGCAGGTATGGGTATGGGTGGTAGAGGTAGGGCTAAACCTAGAGACAGTGTTGAAATGAGGAGGGTTGCGAAGCTGAGTACACTTATGAATCAGTTAAGTACAGATGTCCGGGATTTAAGTGAATCAGAACAAGAAGCATACGATGCTCTTATAAAAAACCCTATAGAGTACATTGATTCTGTAATTGCATCTAAAAAGTAACCGTATATGTCTGAATATCACGCAAGAGAGAATGTATCTAGAGAGGAGTTAATGAAAGACAGAGATTTTCTGTTTGATGCTGCTATGTATATGTCAGAAATAACAGGAGAAACATATGATTCTAATGAAGAATTATTTGAAGCTTTTGTAGAGCAACGAAGGATGTCTTCTGTAAATGAAATAGATGCTTATAAAGATTTTAAGCATGTTTCTGGTGCTGATGAAGAAACAAAAACTAGAGCAGGAAAACTGTTTTTGACCTTCGATAAAATGTCAAACCCCACTAGCACTTGGGAACTAATAAAGGACTATGGAGAAGGTCTTCTTACAGCCCCATCTACGTACCTTAGTCTTGTTCCCGGACTTGGTCTTGGCGCAAAATTTGGTCTTACCGGAGCTACTTCTGCTTTTGCAAAAGGAATTTCTCAAGGAGCAATACGAACAGTAAGTCAAACTGCTAAAGCTCTTGCAGGAAAGTCTGTTAAACGAAGGGCTACGGAAGGAGCTATAGCAGCAGGAGCGGTTGAAGGAGCTATTGGAGGAGTACATGGAGGACTAGCTGCTGCTTCTCGTAAAGAGACAGACATAGAACCGTATAGAGACACAAGTGTTACAGCAGGAACATTAACAGGTGCTGCATTTGGTGCTGTTCCCGGAACAATTATTGGTGGAGGAATAGCCGCCAGAACTGCAGTTGGTGAACAAAAAGCTATGGCTCTTTTGAAAGAAGGAATGAAGGCTCGCAAAGAAAGGCTAAGAATGGGAGGAGCCGCTGCAGAAGCCTTGAGAAAAAGTAAAAATAAAGAGGACAGAGCCTTATATAAAAAAGTTTCAAAGGCACTAGCTCCTCTTAAAGCAAGACTAGGAAAAGAGCTTGAGGAAGGAGCAAAAACTAAAAGGTCTCTTATGCCTAATTTTCTAAAGGACGATTTTACTGCTAGTCTAAATGAAAATGTTATGCGAAATATGATGGGCGCTGGTGTAGAAATGCTACAAGCAGCAGGAATAAAAGCTACAGATTTTGGGCCAGACGTAAGGCTTTCTGAAATGTTGTACAAAGGTTTAACAAACAAAGATTTTGGTGGTATTCCGTCCGCTAAACTGGCATCTATAAGGACTAAGTATGGTCTTACTCAAGATCAAATGGCTAATATATTTCTAGCAGAAATGTCTGAAGCAGGTAGAACACTTGGTTTGGGAAGTGCAGCTAAAAGAGCAATGCTAAGGGAAATGGCTGAAGAACACAAAGAATTGTCTAAGTTAGACTTAGGCGACCCAGATTTTGCTGAAGCCCTTGCATTGTTTGAAAAAGTTCCGGGTAAAGCCAGAGAATTATTTAGAAATGTAGACAAAGCTCGTCTTGGTTTAATGACGATACAAACCGCTACTACAGCTAGAAATACAGTAAATGCTACCGCTAGAACATTTCTATTTTCTTTAGACAATTTAGGTCATGGTGTTCTAGACATAGCTACTTCTCCTTTTGCTGCTTTAAGCGGGAAGGAAGGAGCCGTAAAGCAAGCGGCAATGCAGGGGGCTAGACGAGCCGCATCAGGAACAAGGCTTCTAAACTCAATGACTTGGGATGTGGCCGAATCAAATGCTTTGAGAATGTTGTTTGCTGACGAGATGCCAAGAACATTCAGTAGATTATACAGACAAAATGCGGACATTGCTGCTGCAATGGGTTTGGGTTCAGGATTTGCTAATTTGTCAAGGAAACTAAATGTATTAAATACTTTTTCGGATAATGCATTTAAACGAGCCATATTTATGACAGAGCTTCAAACTTTAGTCGGACCAAAGAAGCTTAGAGAACTAATGAGAAAAGGTGAGTTTAATACTATTGACAAAAAAAGCATAGCAGACGCTATGGAAGAGGCAATGTCTTTTACTTACCAAAAATCTTATAGAGGAATAAACGGCAAAAAAACAAATGCTAGTCAGTTTCTTGAACGCATGAGTACTCCTGCAACAACTTGGCTTATACCATTTCCGAAATTTATAGCTAACTCTATTGAATTTATGTATACACATGCTCCCGTTATAGGATTGGCAGATGTTCCGGTTAGAGCTTTATTTGGTGCGCCAAAAAAAGGAAAAGGATTTTGGTTAAAACAACGAATGGCTAAACAGGTAACTGGAGCAGGAATGCTATATGGAGCTATGCAATTGCGAGCAGAGCAAGGCCCAGATGCAAAATGGTGGGAATGGTATGACAAGGACACAGGCAAATATGAAAACGCTTTGGCTTTTTATGGTCCTTTTGCTATTTATATGTTCGCCGCTGATCTTATTCTTAGGTCTAATTTAAGAAATAAAAGTGTTAGTGAAGCTACAGGTTTGCCCTTGGGAGATGTGCCACTAGTTATAGGAGAACAAACAAAGAAAAATTGGCAAAGAGTAGCAGAAGACAATCTAACACAAGCATTTTTTTCAGAGGACTCAGATACCAAAGCACAATTTATGAAGGCAATATTCGGGTCTACATTTAGAACAGGAACTGGCCTAGAGATGATTGATGCTTTGTACAAAGATACACAGATAGATTTGGGCGAGAATGATTACGACGGTTTTAAAAGGACAATTGCTAAGTTTGGTGGAAACTATGTAAATACTTTTGGTGTAGGTCTTGGTGAAATAAGAGACATATATGGATTAGTAGATGACCAATACAAAATTATTCGTGATCCAGAAGCTATGACTAATCCTTTGGATTTGTTCATAGCAACGGCCTTCCGGTCCATGCCAATATCTGAGGAAGGCAAGTTTTTTGGTTTAGTTAAAGGACCAGAGGGACTTGCAACACACGCACGAGCCGCTACGTTTAAAGGCCCCTTGTACAGAGAGGGTTCAGGAGTAAAACAACTTACTGGCAGAGGAACACAAAGAGCAAAAGATATAGTTCACAGAGCTTTGGATACTCATAAAATAGCAAGGTATAAAGCTTTTCCTAGATTGAAAAATCCAGAGGTAAATGATATAGCAAAAAATATATATAATGAATACACAGAAGATAGACTGTTTCCTTTTCTCGCTAGTGATGATTACCAGAATGTTCCTGATACTCCACAAGGAGGAAGAAAACAAAGAGGGATGCTTAAAAGGATTTTGGACTTGACTAAAAGGGAAGTTCATAACAGGGTTATACAAACAATAGGACTGAAACTAAAAAATTATCAGAGAGATAATTCTGAAAACATTGGTGAAATAGAAAAACTTCAAGACCAATTAAAGTTCATGTTTAGGGTAAAAATCAGTGAGCTTGGGGATAAACGTAAAGATGCAGAGTATGAATTTAACAAACAATATAACAGAAAACCAAAAGATTGGCAAGATTTTCGTGCGATATACGAAATAGGTAGACAAATTAAATCTTGAATATGAGCGTTCCTGTATTTATAAAGCTATTTGAAACCGTAGGCATACCAGTTTTAACTGCCCTAGCTGCTGGCTATGCTTTATGGTGGTTAATCAGATGGATAACAGGAAACTTTAAACAAGAACTTAATGATGAACACAAGGACATTGTCAAGGCCATTGATGCTTTAAAAGAAGAACTTGACGAGGAAACACGAGATACACGAGAACAACTTGGTCGCAAGTTAGATGAAGTTAGAACAATGGTCATTAGGCTCATTGATAGAGTACGTGTACTTGAAATTAATTTCATTGAACACGATGAAACTTTTAGGGCTACTTACGGACTAAGTAGAGCTACACGAAAAAAGCCCCGCCACGAAATGGTGGAGGAGCTTAAAGAACAAATTAAAGATGCAGGTAAAACTAATGGCGACTAGAAAAAAGTCAAACATGAAAGGCTTAACTATTAAAGGTGGTCATAAGCGCAAAACAAAAGCAGGTGCTGGCATGACTGAGAAAGGAGTACGTGCCTACCGTAGCAAAAACCCCGGCAGTAAATTGAAGACTGCTGTAACAGAGAGTAAGCCCCGCACCAAGGCAAGAGCAAACAGGCGTAAGAGCTATTGTGCTAGGTCTGCTGGACAGATGAAGAAGTTTCCAAAGGCAGCAAAGAATCCTAACAGCCGATTGAGGCAAGCTCGTAAAAGATGGAAATGCTAATTGTTTACAAAAACAGCAACTACACTTATAATTATTATTATAAGCAGAATTATTAAGTTGATTCTATAAAGAAAGAAACTTGATATTAAATTCCGCATTTATTTAAAACAAATAATAGAAAGATAAAAATATACAAAATGTAAAAATGAGCTAACAATATTCTATATTTATCGATTCTTTTGGGGGGCTTCTTGGTCCCCCTTTTTTTTGCCCATTCTTTTGCTTCTTGTTCAAGTCGCATTTATTTTTTCCAAGTTTTCAAAGTACGCTTTGTTAAAGCCTCTCTCCCATTCCTTGTAAAAGGAGGTATTGATGTTATATGGATTAACTATCTTACCTCTATGAAAAGCTTTGTACCCCTTTTCCGCTTGAATATGCAAGGGAGGTTGTCTGTCTTTTACCAATTTTAGCATTTATAATTTCCTTTAATCATTCTTCTACGTATTGTCCGGCTACAGTATCCGCCGCTAAGGGCATTACATAGGGAAAATCTACCACCTCACAACTGTTTGCTGTACAAGCCAGTTCTTGTGAACCCGTAGTTAAGTCTTCTTTTTCATAACCACTAAAACTATCCCAAGCTACATCTGTAGGCATTCTTTCCAGCAACTCCTTGTACTGTTCTTTTGTACAATCTTGGTAAGGCTCTTGCTTGTACATGTGCTCAGTCATAGGTAAGAAACTTACACCCGACATGTTATCAAAGTTGTCATACACAAAACTTCCTACATTTAACCATTCCTTTTCTTTTACACTTACAGTAATTGAAGGCTTATGCTCACACCAATATTTAGCATAAATATTCCACAAAGTTAAGTGATCTATCGCTGATATTTTATTTCTTGTAATAGCTCCCGTAGGAGATTTCATCGGAAATAAAAACACAGCAGTGTTGTCTTCTTTTCCTATTAAATCTTCGTATGGAAATTCTTGATCAATAAGAAATTGTGTCAATGGGTCTTTCTTGTCTGCACGAATAGTACGAATGTAGTATTCATTATGGCGAGGATGAATACCACTAGCTGCATCTACAAGCTGGCTCACTGTACCTGACGGCTTGACGCAAGTGATAGCAGCAGAAGGTTCAATGCCCAAAAGCTTTGACCACTTTTTATTTGTATTTACAGCAGTTAATCTAAGCTTGTTTAATAAGGAAGGCAATTCGTCACCATATCCCACCGTATTATTTCTTTTACGGGTATTAGACGTAAATTTATTGTCCATAATGCCGGTAAGAGATACACCAAGAAGTCTTTCTTCTTCTGTATTGCGGGTCCATTGCCTACTAATGCCCTTAAAATCTGTAAAGCAGGACTGAATTGTACCTAAAATAGTGGCTAGTTCCACCTTTCTATTCAGTGTTTCTGGCGTATCTTCTGCCCGTACTACAACTTCAGATAAATTACAAAACTGCTTTGGTCGTAGGATAATTTCACTACATGGATTAGTACCATACTCTATGTCTTTCTCTCTACGTCCATATTTAGCCGCCTGTTCCTGTGCAGCTTGGCGATTAAATATACCACGTTCACCGGACTTACTTTCATGTAAGGCCACCCACTCACGCATAAATGTGCCAATATCGGGCTTCTCTGTATAACAGATGCTGTTATTTGACAGTGTTCTATGCGGCTCTGTCTCTGACCACGCTCCTGATTTGGCATGTCGCATACGATCATCAGATAGATTAGACAAACTAATAAGAGCAGACCTACGTACTCCACCTACCACTACTACATCTGCAATCTTACACATAAGATCATGACACTCAATGCTAGAAAGCTTTCGCCCTGAAGCTTTCTTGAATATATTTACAGTAAACATAAACAGATCATCCAACGGATCAGGGCCACTTGCTCTGCCACCAAATGTCTTTAGCTTTGCTCCAGCAGGTCTAACACGAGACATGTCCCATTGAGGAACCATGCCAGCGTATAAAATATTAATCAGTTCCTTGTAACTACGATGCCATCCCTCTTTACTGTCCTGAACAACAATAGTCGTTTCACTATTTTCAAATTCATCTGGAACCTTTGGTAGCTGAGATACAAACTGACGTTCCACAGAGAAGCCTACACCAGTGCCATGCATAAGAATATACAAACACTCATCAAATGATCTAGGGCTATCTACAGGCAAGTAGGAACAGTTGTACGCTGCAATATGATTACGTTCTAATGCAGGGCCAGCAGTCATCATAGCTCTCATAGAAGGCATAACTTTTAGTGTAACCATAGCTACATATAAATCGGTATACATTTCTTTAGAAAGAACGTAATTATGCTTGTCCTTTATATAGTCCTTATAAAAATTCAACAAACGAGTGACGGTTTCTTGCCATGTCTCTCTACGTTGTTCTGCTTCATTCCACCTAGCATAACGAGACATAGCAATAATATTTTGGTAGTCGCTCATTAAATTAGTCATTCAATTGTCCTCCGGTGCATTTGATATTAAGGCGTACAAGGGCTGTACCATCAAGATGATATACCAATTCTTCTAGCATGTCTTCCAATTCCTCTGTTGGATCACCATCAACAGGCATAGGAAATTCTTCAGAATCAACTTCTAGTAACATATTTACTCGTGCTTTTATTTTCATACTACTCTGCGCTTTCGATTAATCTATTTAAGTACCAAGCAGCTTTCTTCAAATCTTCTAGTCTATTTTTATAATTTTCTCTCCATGTATATTTTAAAACATTTCCTTTTATATATCCTTTAAATTCCTCTTCTGTCAGTGCTGCCTCAATTGCCATTATGCATTCAATGCCATGTTTATTATAATGAGGCGGACTGTTGACCATATCTATAGAATTTCCAGTTATAGGATTTTTTATTGCCATTACGCATTCCCTTCTGTGTCTGTGTCAATTGTTAGTACTCTGGGAATAACGGGTTCCTCTTCCGGTGTAGGCGCAATCATGTTATTTTGTGCATATGTCCGAATAAGATCACGAATAATAGCATTTTCTTCCATAGCAGGAATAGACGCTGCCGCAAAGTTACATAGCATAATCATGTTGTTAAATTCGTTTTTAGTTAATGTAGTTTCTTTGATATTTGTTACTATAGAAACTTGTACCTCTCCTGTCCAACTTCCCTCCTCCAAAATAATGTCTTCCTCTTCTCTTACTGGCCTGACTATAATAATAAAATCGTCTGGTGTCAAGTATTTATGTATATTCTGCATCTAGTGTTCCTCTAACTTCAATTAATTTAGAAGGCATTAAAATAAGTTCTTCTTTTAACCAAGATTCTGGAATAACTCTGTCACAAAATACTATTTCTTTCTTTTCACACCAACCTCCGTATGTAGTCTGCGATCCTTTCCTTATTTTTCTTTTACTATTTTCAAATACCATACGTATATCTAAATAGCTATGTTGCTTTTTTATCTCTACGTGTTTGCGTCGATCAGCAGTAGACCAAAATCCTTTTGCCTCTATTATTATTCCATTGTCAAGAACAAAGTCTGGGGTATAGGATCGTACAGAAAAATCTATCCATTTTATCTTTATGGTTTCATAGCGCAGTTTATGCCTAGCCTGTTTAATTTGCTTTGCAATAATTTGCTCTAGACCAGATCGAAATCCCTTTGCTCTAGCTTTTTCATATCCTTTCTTGTTATACATATAACTGTTTTATTTTTAAATTATAGCAATCTGCTCTTACGGTGTAGTTGTTACTGGCATCTACATCTCCCTTTTTCATGAAGACAGCCTTTTCAAAATACTCTTTTTTGTCCATACAACCCAAATACCACCCAACAGTAAGATCATTTTTAACCCTAACAAAAGCATAAGTATCACAGGCTTGTTTAGTATTAAAATTTGCTACACTACAATCATAATCGGGAAGAGGCGCTACTGAAGTTTGTTTAGTTTTAACATCTACTTTTTTGCCATTGGGCAATACAATATCATGAGAATACGTGTTGTCCCATGTACCCCCTAAACATTCAAGAGCGAGTTGTTCCCCTATGAATCCTGCTATATTTCCCTTTCCTTTTAAAATAGAGTTTTGTAGTTTGCCCATTTCTTCCGCTTTAGAACGCGCCTTGTCAATCATATCTAGAGATATTTTAATTTCTTTCATACCAACCCCTCACTTTTTACATGGATACATAATTGACCATAGGTTTACTCTTTGCTTTACTAACTAGGGAAGCT